TATAACTTTTCTCAGCGTGCCGTCGCGATGTATGGATTCGACGACAAGCGATTCGATCATGCCCTTGTTGCCTCGGAAAAATTCGACCACAGATCGCGCGTCAATAGCGTTGATGTTCATCGTCACGCTAATGTTGTCGCCGCCGCCCTCTGCTCTAACTCCTAGCTTTCCGCTTGCGGTTCTTGTTAACGGCATAATCGCTTCCGGACCAGCTTCGCCCATGAGTCCAGCACCATTCGCCATTGGGAAGATCGTAGGACTTGCAACAATGCCGCCGCTTGCGAAAGGTTGGAGTTTGCCTTGGTTGATGACACCGCCAGAACTAAACAACCCACCAAATAGACCTCCAAATAATCCCCCGCCGCCACTGCCACCAAATAATAAAGCTTGCAACATTTTATTTGCTAATTGTTTTGCTATATCTCTTAATACATCTGATAGCTCCCGAGTTCCAGAGATAGCCGACATTAACCCACTTTCAAGAGTGCTGAACCAATCTCGATATCCAGCTTGGAGAGATATCACTTGATTATTTGTTCGTTCCATTTCAGAAACAACAGTATCTGATATTTGCCCTACGACATTTCGAACATAATCTTCAGTCATTAGCATACCATCAGCCCATGCCTCTATCAGACGCTGACCACCAATGTCGATGGTAGAAAGGGGTCCTTCCGGTGGCGGCGATTCGCCTATGAAAAACTTAGCAACACGACTTGCTACACCTTTTGCGGCTTCAACTGCGCTTGCTGCTCCTTCCTTTATTCCTTCGCCCCACGATACGATTGCATTTTTACCGCCTTCATAAAGCTCCTGCGTTCTTTCTACTACACTTCTTATTGCTGATACAACTTTATCAATAGCACTGCTTACAGCTTCAAATACTGCTATTATCCGAGGGCCCCATGTCTCTATGAACGCAGCAACGTTTTCTAAAACTGTCAGGAGCTTATCGCCCATCCATTCCATGAACGGTACGAGGTATTGTCTCCGTATCAGTTCCCAACGCTCGCCAAGCTGTTTGTCATAGACTGCTGATGCCTCTGTAACAACGCCCTCAGATTCCCGAATCGTGCTCATGAGCGACTTGATTCCCTCTTCGCCATCTTCAAGACCTCGCACCATATCCTGTCCTGCACGCATACCGAGTATGCGTATTGCAGCTTCAGTTTCTTTTGCCGACAAACTACCTTCGCTTAAACGTTTGAGTAAAGTTGGGAATGCATCCTCTGCCACTTTTATTGTCCCGTCTTCGGCTTCCGTAAATGCTATACCAAGTTTCTTCAATGCTTCTGTTTGTTCTTTGGTTGGATTTTCTAATGCTTGCATTGCATACCGTAAGCCCTGAACTGCAACATCTGCGCTGACACCTCGTGACTCCAAGTGTCCTAATAACGCTATGCCCTCTTCAAGGGGTATGTTCAATGCTGACATAGCTGGCGCTGCTTTTGCAAGTGCTTGTTGAAGAGTTGGCAAGCTTGCTCCTGTCTTTTGAGACACAGCAAGTAAGCTATCCATCAACGGGACAGCTTCGTCAAGATCTTTATTGAATGCAATCAACACATTTGTTACATCATCGATTGCTTGTGTAGCGTCTTGACCAGTAACTTTTGCAAAGTCAAGAAACGACTGTGTGTGTTTTCCAAGGTCATCTCCGAGGTCACCGTAACGTTGTTGCAATCTCGTCACGGCTGCTCCCAGTTCCTCATACGAATCAGTGTTCTGTCGGTACAACTTCTGTATAGTATCTCTTACTTTCTCAGCTTCTTGAGCAGTAGCGCCCGTGGCGACCTGAAATTGTTTAACAGCATTGTCCAATTCACGTACATTTTGCAATCCAGTCTTCGCCATTTTGTAGAGTGCAGCGCCAGCGGCCACAGCGGCACCTGCAAGACCAACCTTTAACATAGTTGACATCCCTTTAACTTGCGTTTGTGCCGCCGCAATCCCTTGGTTAAACTTTCTTGCATCTAATTCAAGTGTACTGTATAGCTCCCCAACCTTGAGCGCCACTGCTACACCCCCCACGCTTGCTTTATTGCTCGCTCCGCCGCTTGCGGATCTTCGATGATTTCTTCGCTGTGCCGTTTCGCTTGACTTATCACGTTTATGAGCGTGCTATTCATCCCGAGTCCACCAAGAAGTACCAAGAACCTTCGCCATGACAAAGCATCTAACTCTTCAACCAAATTTATGCCATATTCTCGCTGAAAGTCAGCTTCAATTAACCCCCACTTTTCGATGATGTCGACCGCTTCTTGTCCGTTTTTTTTTGATCGTCGCTCGTTTCGTCGCTTGGTTCTACACCACGGTAAAGACTCCATATCCATTCAAATATCTGTTCGAACTCCTGAATAGTTACACCGTCAGCAATCATCTGTTCGAATTGCTCCTTGCCAAGAACGTCGATGCCCATTTGCTCTAGTTCAAGCTCCGACAAAGCACCGTCCATACCTTTGCTTCTGCGAATTTTGTCCAATCTAACAACAGCACCAAGCGAAGGTGAAGGAGGGACGGTATATTCCCTCCCTTTCACCTTGAACGTGATATTCTCTTTATATGCTTCAGCAAAGAAAGCGTCGAAGTCTCGATACTTACCACTCATTACAATCCCGTCCCTTTAGTTATCTCTACCTTACCTGAAACGGTGATGGTTGCACCCCATGAGGTAACGTCAGTATGCCCACCGCCAAAACCAGCTGGTTCAACGCTGCCCTTAAATTCGTACAACGTCCCGCCTGGCGAAGTAAGTTTGAAGTTTCCTAATCCTTCCGCACCCGTCTTGTTGGCAAGCTCGTCGATAAGCTCCTGTCCAGGATCTCTTTCTCCCGTTGCTTCGTCCTCTAGTCGAAAACCATTCACAGTTAGCGTTCTGCTTCGTAGCGTAGGAATATGCTCTGCCCAACCATCGCTATTGAAGTCAGTTGTATCAGCATCTGTTTTACCGCCGCCGAATTCGAAAGTCTCTATACCACCAACTGGCACAAAGGTACCCGCAGTAGGACCTTCAACTTCAAACGTCCAATCCCTTGCTAAAACTTTAGTCAAAGCCATTTATATCACTCCTTTTTTTGTCATTCTCTATGCGTTGAAGGTCTCTTGATCTCCAACGCAAAATTCAATGTGTACATATGTCGTCCATTATCATCTTGACCCAAATAAACAGGTTCGCTTTGTATCCCTTCACATTTTACCACCCAATGTCCTCCTACAATAAATCTGTCACCGCCAAAACCGTGTAATGCGTCGTATATTTGTAATGCTTTCTCATATCCCGTTCGAGGATCAACCGTGCCCCTAACTAATATTTGTAATGTAGGTGAATCGTAAGCATGTTTGATAGATGCTCCATAGCCGCCAGAAGGATTGACAGCCACTGCAAACGACGGTTCAGCTGGTAGTCGTCCCATGAAGACATTATTGGCACCGCCAGTCTCGCTATAGCTTACGATCCCCTTATTAGCTAAGTATTGCATAACTTCTGTGATTATGCTCATTCGTGAGCATCCTCCAAACATTTCTTAATGTATTCAGTCACCTTATCTGCTTGTTCTTTAACCGTCATCTCCAGCCACTTCCAACGTGCTTTCGGATCAGTGTAGTTGAGTCCTGGCTCCTCGTGCACCCTTATTGCATACGGTGTATCATAATAGACTGAAGCTTGCATTGCTCCTTCGTCAACGTCAGTGCTTCCTGAGCGCTCCAGCGTTCCCTCACGATACGGATTGGTTTTGTTAGCCTCAGTCAGGATATGTTCAGCGGAATCACGTAACGCTTTGATCTGAGCTTGTCGAATCCTCTTTGTCACGTCGTCGCCATACCAACGCATGGACACGCTCATTTCAGCGTCACCTCGGTATGATGTGGTTTTGCTCCAGCAATGGGATTGTCGAACCGTGCGGAAGTGATTACTTCGTAGTCGTCGCCCTCAAATGTGATTATGCTTTTCGGCGGTGGTTCATATTCAGGGTTCATAAAAGCACGTGCACTTGACACGATCTCTTGTCCCGTCGAATCCCTTACAAGCTCACGTTTCTTCTCGAAATAGCACAGTGCTTCGTAAGGATCGTCATATAACGGCCCATACGGCCCATTACCCTTGTATTCTTTAACGGTTATTTTATGAATAAGCAATGAATTAGGTATCATTTCGTATCAACCCCTGTGTAAAGAAGTCCTTCTATGAATAGCGCCTGATATGCTCTCGGTGCAAGCGGCATGTTAGATAGTGAATTTTGTGTGCTTCCTAGCGAAGCCGAAAAACTTCCCAAAGACAAACTGCCGAACATCGACAGCACGCCCAAGGGGTCTCCTGTCGCTTGCCAAAACTCAACCTGAGCGCATGTAGCTAATTTGGCTGCTTCCATATGCAAATAATTATTTACATTTATTTTACCAAGTGTATACA